GGTTCTCCCAAGGTAACTTCATTGTGAATTCAATATAATATGGACCATCAGCAGACTTCCATACATCAGTATCATCAGTTACATTCCACATACGAGCAGGAGATGCATTGTTTAATACTCTTGCTTTGATCAATCCAAGTTCTGGACTAATATGTTGTGAGATTAATTCAGCAGCTAGAATACCTGACTCATCAGAGTCTGGGGTAGGCAGAGGAATGTAACCATCTGCTGTTAAAGTAAACTTACGAATATATTTATTGTTAGCAAGACCTCTTAACTGATGGTCAATGCTTGCTTGTTCAAGTAGAGTATCAGCAATACCAGTATCAATACCCGACTCACCTTCAAGGTCAGCTACAAGGTTCTCACCTGAAGCCAGTAGCATATGATTAATTGCCTGTAGCTTAGTTATTAAGCCCATAGTAGCCTCCTTTAGTTGTTAGAAAAAACCCACCGACTCCCACTTAAGGGAGCCGGGGGTAGATAAACGATCACCTCCGATTCAAACTAGTACTAGAAACTTGTTATGAAGGAGAAGAGTAATCATTAGCTTGTGAAGTATTCTGCGCCGAAGCCACCAGTGAGATTGTCTGTACCAGCCTTTAAAAGATCACGAATCTCAAGGCGGGTATTAACAGCTGCAGCCGTACCATGACCAGTAATAAGCTTGACCATCTCAGGCTTAATGACACCAGTACCCTTAAGCATGCTGCCTACGGTAAACTGAGTATTACGGCGAACATCCTGCACGGTGTCAACCTTCATGCCCATGAGGGAAAGACCAGCAATGGCTTCTGACTGGAAGATAATACCATAAAGTGCAAATGCAGAGCAATCCAAGTTATACTTGGAACCACCAATGTTATTAGCAGCGGTGATATGATTGATCTTTGGAATATGGTTAGTCTTAACAATTCTGACACCCATGTAATCAAGGCTGTCAGTCATTGCGTTCATACCCTGTGAAACTGGAGCACCCTCAAACAATGGGTTATTGGTATAGTTGTTAGTTGCGGCAACTACGGCACTGGTCCCAACAACACCTGAACTTGTAATAGCAGAGAATGGTGAGCGCGGAATACCAAGCGCACGGATGACTTGGAATACCTTTGGAGGTACAGCGCAATAGACGCTACCAACGGCAACATCGTTCTCCTGACAAGTAACGAGGTAATCCTCAATTGCTTGTAGAATGAGAAGTCCTTCAGTATCTGAAGTTAATGAAACAAGAGTAGAAACAGTTCCAGTTGCAACTTGACTTGGAATATGGAATGCAGCGGCTGCAAGACCACGCGGATCTCCGGTTACTGGAGCCAGAGCACCTGCGGCTACGAGTGCCATCAGAATCTGACGATCACGGGTGCTAGCAAGGGTGAGTCCAGCCTGACGAGCCAACTCAGAGCGGTAATCCCACTGAGTAACGAGCAAGTCAACATTGTCAGTTTCAAAGTGAGCTGCCATTGGACGCTTATCAAGATTGACCTTGATAGTGGTCGAGGTAGAATTCGTGTCACCACTGTAACCACCGAGTTCAACACCCGAATTCCAAGATGGGTTAAGACCAACAGTACCCGTAATTGGGAATTCATAAGAGAATCCACCAGTAAGAGTCTTGGTGGTAATCATGTTTTCAAACATATTAAATTGATCATATGCATTGATGACTTCACCCGACCAAAGTGGTAACCAAAGCTTATTAAGTGGAGTTGATCCACCTGAAGTGCCATCTGCTGCTGCAGTACGAGGAAGTGTAAAGTCTCCAAAGGGGACATTTGTGCTAGCGAAAGTAGTTGCTGCCATTGTAGTATTCTTTCTTAAAAAAGATCATATCATTCATATCAAATTGTAAGACAAAAAGTTCTCAACCGTTTGATTATTCCTAAGGGAGTCTTTTTGTTGAGTGAGTTTAGCCAAGGGTCATCCATTACCATAAAGGGGGATTTACCCTTTGGCTAACCTCAGTCGATCCGTTGTCTTGTTACGGATTATTTGGGTAATTTTTCAAAATCAGTTCGCATCATCCGCTGCTCAACATATGCACGATACTTAGGATCGGCATTGAAGCCCGGATGATTACGCTCTGCAGAGAACTCACGCCTAGTTTGGTAACCAGCAATTCCCTGTTGAGTCGATGCAATCGGGATCTGTCCTTTTGCACTTGGCTTGGGTTCTGCACCCTTGCTTGTCTGTGTGGTCTTAGCATACTTAGCCTGAAGCCCATAGAGGGCTACATCCCAAGATGCCGATGCTAGGTTTTGATTGACTGAAGCTTGTTCTGCAGCACTGAGGTTCTTGCTAGCCCAGACAAAGAGTTTACTCAACTCTTCTCGACCACCAACTAACTCAGATGCCTTAGTATAAGCCATCTCAATCTTAGCCTTCTGTCCCTGCATATATTCATTAACAACATAATCAGGAAGACCAGTCTTCTTCTTAATAACTTCCAATGTCTCAGCCGAAAGATCATTGTTAGCCGTGAACTCAATGGTCCACTGCTTCCAATCATCTGAGGATGCCGGGATGTTTTCTACCTTGGCTACCTCTTCAACCTTGTTCTCTGGAATCTTTAAGACCTCTGGTAACAAAGGAATTGCTTCCTTCACAGGTTCTACCACAGGTTGTCCCGTAACTGGATTAGTAGTTGACGGGGTTGCTTCATACTTCTTCTTCAGGTCTGCGACTTCTTGTCGTGACTGAGTGTATCCTTTTTGAGCAGTCTTTAAACTCTCAAACCAAGCTCCGGCATCCTTGAAGTTTTCAGGGACAGCCATACCTTGGTTTCTTACATAAGCATCAAAGGCTACTTTCTCACGAGCAAGCTGAGCATCCTCTGGAGTCGATGTAAGAGATTGTTCCGAAGACATGATTGGAGTCTCGGAGGATTGTTCCATCATATCGGGAGTCTCTTCATTCATATTGTGTATCTTTCGTTAAATTTAATAAGGCTTCTTCTTGGAAGCGGCTTTCTTAACTGCCATCTTCTTGTCCATCTTCTTATCCATCATCATCTTCTTAGCTGGTTTCTTCTTCATAGTATTCCTTTCTTATGCGAATACGCGATATGGAATCGCTGGTGCGGGATCAACAACAGGAAGCAACTCAATCTGTTCTTCAGTCATCTCAAAACAAACACGGATGTTTGTATGGAATCGTGAGTCAGTTGTGCCGGGTGTAATAACAACACCCTCTTCATCTGTAATTGGTGGCTTTGAAATTGAGCCGATATAATCAATAGCTACTAAACCAGTAGGAACTAGGGTTGTCACACCTTCGTGTACTTGTTCAGCAAGAATACCTGCAGCCACGAGAGCGGCATCGGTTTCTTCTTTAGTATCTGTTCGTAATTGATAATCCATGATATCTTTCTTAGGTTTTGCAAAGGATACAGTTTGTGTTTATAAAACCGTTAGTGCATTAATTTGCGTTTGCGTCAATGCAGTTGGATAGAACTTAATCTGTCTAATTGTTCCAAACATAACTGCATTTGGAGCCGAATCTCCTGAACACCCAACACCCAAATGTGTTGCCACGCTTGCCAATGCAGTTGGAGCAGTTGCTACGCCCAAACTAGTAACCCCGTCATATGAACCGGAGAATGAAGATGCATCAATTGAAAGTGCCAACTTATGACGAGTTCCGTATGCAAGTCCACTAGCAAAATTGCGTTCAGTATTTGTTGATGCTGCAATCTTTCGAGATATTGTCATTGTCGAAGCGGTGTAGTAATAGATCTCTGTTCCATAAGAGAAAGCACCACCTGCCGTGCGATCAAAGATACGAGCAATGTCAAGGAACGCACCGCTTGGTGTATTTGGGATGCAGTCAACAAACAAGGTCTGCGGATAAGGTTTCCCAGAAATGAATGAGGAAGTAGGGATTGTGCAGTGATCCGCAACTCGTAGCACTGTGCTTGTTGAACCTGTAGGGATGTATGAACTTGCGCCAAAACCTAGTTCCGTTTGTGCGCCGTAGACAAGAATGTCTGCGGTTTCGCTGTTGACAGGTGGTCCAGTAATGTTATCCCAAAGCATGATTTGGAACTCAGCACTACCGTCTGTAACTGCAAACGTATGAGTAAACCGTTGCCACGTTGTGGTAACTACGCAGTTAACTCCGGCACTTGATCCCATTCTTAGACCAACATTTTGGATACCTGCTGCACCGTTTGCTATATTTGCTTTCATCCAAACGGACATGGTATATGTGTTACTTGGTACAGATAATATGGTACGGCGAATACGGGAAAATATGCCGTTAACACCGGATGCGCCATTTATTTTGTCAAAAACAATGCGTGTTACAGTTAATGCACCGTCAGGACCAGTAGAAGGATATAGCGGAGTAACTACAGGATCAAGCGCACCATTTGCTACACCATCCCTAGTCCAGTTAGCGTTGTTAAAGTCGTTACTATATGTACATAAATTAGTAGTTGCTCCCTCAATCAACAACCCTTTCGGTTCTGTTGTATTGACTGTAACTGAGGCTGTTGTTGTTGGGATATAGTCGGTAGCTCCACCACTTGTTACATATTCAACTTGCATACCATAAATAGATATATCAAGTGGATCTATAAATCCTTTTAAAGTAATTTCAGTGATAGCATTAGTTCCGACTGACAGATCTATTCTTGTCCATGTTGTAGGTATTGTTACAGCAGACAACAAACTAGAAGCCTGTTGTAAAAAACAGGTTTGTTCAGTAAGTGCATTTGATTTTGCATAAAATGAAATTCTTGCTGTCTTACCAGAAATAGCTGGAACACTAAGTGCTTGTATTATACCAGCATTAACATTACTTGCTGTTAGTTTTGTAGCAGTACCACTAAATCCGGGTGGTGCTGTATCAGCTGTAAGAGTTACAGAGTGTGTGCCATTTTTTTGCGCCCAAGGTGTACCTCCTGCTATAGTAAAGTTATTGGATTGTAATATTAAATTAGTACGGCTTGTAAGAATTGAACTGTCAAACCGAGGGGCGTAGTATGCCGCTGTGGTCGTTGGGTAGTAGGTTTGAGCGGTAGAGCCGGGGTTAAGTTGGAACCCCCACATCTCAAACTGACCAGTTGCTGTTCCTGATGCACTCTGTATTAATGGAGAACTAGCAGATACTGCATTATTATAAGTGTATGAATAACGAGTCCAAGTAGTAGTAATTGGAATATTTGCTCCAGCAGCTACTCCTGAATCACCAAATCTTATAGCGGGATTTGCTGTTGTGTCAGTAGCGCGAATCCATGCACTCATTGTGTATGTTGCACCCACAATATTTGGAGATCCTAAAGAAGCACTGTTGTAGTACAACCCATTAGTAACATTATTAAAAGTAATACGCGCAGCAGTTGTATCACCTATTGGACTTGTAATTCCTGTGGTGTATGCCTTTGCATAAGTACCGTAAGGAATCCAATTTGTATCTGCATATGCGGAATACAACAACAAGTTCGCACCAGCATGATCTACATATCCGCTTGAGTTTATAAAGGTTGCATTACTAAGCCGGGTAAAAGTTATTCCTTTATTTGTTAGGTCTGCACCAGTAGTCATAGGTACAAAATCTAAATCTAAAGTAGGTGCAACATATGTAGGATTGGTAATGGTTTTAAGTTGTGTATCCGAAAGAGCAGTAGGAAAATACTTAAGAGTTTGAAGCCACATAGAACCAAGTTCAGTAGCCGCTAAATCAGGGTTCTTGTTTATGCTCATCTCTACTGCTGTTGCCAAAGTAAAACTTGCCGCTGTATTTATGTCCGGAGATTCACCATTAGCAACATAGACCATTCTTGAAGCAGATGTATCAAGTGATGTGGCAAACCTAAATACGCCAGTCTGAGGATGCGAAAGAGAGGAGCCATTAATAATACTAGTATTAGCAGTGTTAAATGCGTTTCCGAGTATGCGTTGCCCTGATGCATTACTGTGATTATGTCGCATAAACCACCAACAACGACTTCCTGCGCTAGCATTAAACACCCCGTATGCGGGGAATGTGTCTCTGTCTCTTTCACGAATCTCAAGTTGCGAGTAAATAGTTCCTTTAGATTGGTTGAACGAAAGACTAGATATGTCTGACATCACAACACCATCCGCATTCCGCGTGACCCCACTCGCACCCGTAGGGATGTAGGAGGATGCGCCGGAACCTACTTCGACTTGTGCGCCCCAAACGTCCACTACTACCGTTGTTGCGTGTGGCGATTGGACACCGAACTCAACAAAGGATGCACCGCCAGTAAACGAAACCGAATATTTTGCCCATGTGGATGTGACAGTAATCGGAGTAAAAGTAGCGATTCCGGTAGTGCTGTTATAGACTCGTATATTGATCGCCGGGTTGCCACTTACAAGCCGTACATATATTGAACCTGTGTAAGTTATTGCAGAAGTACCAACATAAACATAAGTATTAGAGTTTGTCGATGTACCGAATGATATTTCACTCGCTGTACTAGTGTTCGCCGGGGATGTCTTGGTCTGGCTGTTTAATGTACTACCAGCGCCTGTGAGCGACCACCAACCATTTGCGGTGTTTCCACAATTTTCGCTAAAACGCGCCAAATTTGTCGCTTGCCCTTCAATCAGCAGTCCCCTTGGCTCCCCAATGGTCGTAGGGCTGTAGTCGAAGCGAGGGGCGTGATATGCCGCTGTGGTTGTTGGGTAGTAGGTTTGAGCGGTGGATCCGGGGTTTATCTGCAAGCCCCAAATGGCAACGCCTTGGGCTTCAACACCAATAAAATTTAAGCCTGTGGGGTCTGTTGCTGTGGAAGAAGCCATGAACACATATACACTTGAAAGTGAGGTATAAGTTCCCGTAAGTGTAATTCGATACCAACCGTCATCAGTTACCTTAGTAATTGTCGCTGCTCGGTTTGGCGCAGTTCCACCAACTGCCCCTATCACACTCCCAGCACCAACTAAACTAAAGATTACAGAAGCAGCCACATATCCAGTTGCGTTAATACCAACTCGGTAATCTGATCCAATTTGCTTTACATAAACACTAATTGTTGTTGCGCCAACCATTGCAATTGGTGCGCCGAATTGCAGTCGATGATAATCCGAAACTAGTGTTGGATAGAACACAACAGCAGTGTTGCCTGTTGGTGATGTAGTGGTTGACCGCGATAGGATTGCATTATCGGTGTAGCCTAAGCCTGTAGTTAGCAATTCAGAATACGGAGCAGTGTTAGCCCCTGCGTACTCCATATACCCACTTGAGTTCACAAAGGTCGCAGTACTGGCTCTGCTGAAGGTCAGCCGTGGATCAAGTATACCCTTAGTAAAATCTAAGTTCAATGTAGAACCATCTCCTCCCTCTATAGGAAGTAAACGATTCCGTTGTGTCCTCCATTCAGGAGGATCTAAAGTCCATGTTCGATTACGATGCATTACATTGCTCCATAGAAAGCATTACTTGTGCCTGATGCACCAACAAATTCAATCTTTAAAAGTTGGCAACCAAGTGTATCTATAAGCAAGAACGATGTTGATTTGCTTGTAGTTGAGCTATAAATTTTAGCATCACCTTCAGTTTTATTTAATGTTGCTACTGCATACATAATACTCCCTCCAACCGTTGTGGTTGCAGTTGTATTCATAGCACTAGCAGAACCATAGAATAACAATTGTGGTATATAGAAACCAGCATCAGAGATTGAATAACCTGTTACTCTAATAGCTTGTCCAGTAGGTACTGTATTTGTGCTTAAAATAGGAACTAATTTTAAATAGTTTAAAGCAGATGAAGAAATAACAACACAACTACCAGTAGTTATTGGAGCTGTTAATGTAGGTACTTCAATAGGTAAAGAAGCAGCAGCTACATTAGTTACATTAGTTGCTTTTAAAAGCTTCATTGGCTCTTGCACAGTCTTTAACTGTGACATTGTGTGTGTATGAATCATTATTTTTTATCTTTCTTTGGGTACACTATCTTTGTAGCGTCTTTGCCCGTGCATGTGGTAGTCTTACCACAGTTACATTTGTATGTTTTTTTTGCCATGTTTTACCAAGTAGAGATTGCTACACGCTTCCAAGTGTTGGTAGCCGTGCAGACATAGATGTAGTTGGTGTCGTGAACGATGTCCCCCTTGGTGCCTGTTGCTGTAGCAGAGGCTGGGGTCTTCTGAGTGGCAACCGATACGGTGTCACCTGTAATCAGCAACGAGCCAAACAGTTTGGTGGATGTTGTTGCAGTTACGCCGATGACAGTTGTGTTAGTTCCAAGCCCAACTGCGCCCTTGCCGATGACGATTGAGTTAGTG